GGATTTCAGTCAATTCCCTCTCTGTCCTTATACTCGGTACCCCTATCAACAACGAGCCACTCCTCACCCAGCTCATCGGAAGAGTCATCCGAGAGCAAGAAGGAAAACGAGATCCTGTAATTGTTGATATACATTTAAAAGGTAAAACCGCAAGTCGACAAGCTTCAAATCGTATGGGGTACTATATGAAACAAGGCTATGCGATTAAAGAAATATAGCGTACAAAAATAATTCTTGACAATCACTTCAAATACGTGTATAATATGTTGTTATATGACTGGAATAAAATCTTCGAAGTAGCCAACGGCAATACTTTTAGCATCTTCCTGATTTTTAGAATGATTACTGCTAATATCGTACCCGAAAACAAGTACGACCCTATCTTCGAGTTTAGTAAAAAATCTTTTACTGGGGAATCTTTTATGCTTCACCCAGACATTCTTTTATTCAATGCATATAAACACGAGTATCGCGAGATAGCCCAGTATATCGCGTTAGCTTCGTTACGTCCGCTTTCGGACTATTCAGCAACTGGGAAAATAGATCTGGATACATATCTTGTGGATCTAGATTACGAACTTTTTAAAGATAACAGTCTACTTCGTGTAGAAGATGATACAATTCATTTTATATATGAAGAAGTCCCAAAGGAGAAATTACACTAATGGCACTATCATTTAACAAAGCCGCTGGCGGCGCAAAAAAGTCTAGCATTACATCTTATTCATATCGTGACGGAGACAATGAAGTTCGTCTCGTAGGTGACGTACTTGCACGATACGTTTACTGGCTAGAAGGTAAGAACGGAAAGAACATTCCTTTTGAGTGTCTTTCTTTTGATCGCAATGAAGAGCGATTCAACAATCTGGAGAAGGATTGGGTACGTGAGTACTATCCTGATCTGAAGTGTGGCTGGAGCTATGCCATGCAATGTCTTGACCAAGGAGAAGTCAAGATTATTAATCTCAAGAAGAAGCTCTTTGAAGCTATTCTTACTGCAGCAGAAGACTTGGGGGACCCCACAGATCCCGAGACTGGCTGGGATGTTAAGTTCAAGCGAGTAAAGACTGGACCTCTGCCCTATAATGTAGAGTACCAACTCCAGGTCTTGAAGTGCAAGCAGCGTGCTCTTGGCGAAGATGAGATGGAAGCCATCTCTGAGCTGAAGTCAATGGATGATGTTATGCCTCGTCCTACGCCGGATGCACAAAAGAAGTTGCTCGATGAGATTCGAGAAGAGTCAGCAAATGTTGACGAAGAACTAGGCGAAGAGTTTGACTTGACATGATTTTATTTACGGCAGACTGGCACATAAAGCTAGGTCAAAAGAATGTGCCCAAAGAGTGGGCACTTAACCGCTACGGATTATTCTTCGAGCAAATACACAGTCTTGAAAATCAATGCGAAATGCATATTATTGGTGGTGATCTTTTTGACCGTCTGCCGAACATGGAAGAACTGGAACTCTACTTCTCGTTTATTCGGGAAGTAGGGATTCCAACTCTTATCTATGACGGTAATCATGAAGCAACAAAGAAAAACAAAACTTTCTTTACACAACTTAAACAAGTAACTAGAGATATAAACCCTTTAGTAAAAATAGCGGATATTTCATATTATGATTCCGATCTTGGTTTTAGCATTCTTCCTTACGCCGATCTACACAGAGAAGGAAGCATTGAAAGATTTATACCAACGGCACCACTATTTACTCATGTACGAGGAGAAATACCTCCACACGTCAAGCCAGAGGTGGACTTAGACAGGTTTGAGGACTTTCCCGTCGTATTTGCAGGAGACCTACACGCACATAGTAATACTCAAAGAAACATTGTATACCCCGGGTCTCCTATGACAACATCATTTCATAGAACAGAAGTTAAAACAGGATATTTGCTTATAAATCCAGATGATTGGTCTTGGATATGGGAACCTTTTGACCTTCCACAATTGATACGAAAAACTGTATCAGATCCCAGTGAGATGATTCCTACTGACTATCATCATACTATTTATGAGATTGAAGGGGATATGCAAGAGCTTGCTAACGTAAAGAACAATGATCTTTTAGACAAAAAAGTTGTAAAGAGAAACACAGAAGCAACTCTAATTATAGATAATGAAATGACTCTTGAAGAAGAGTTAGTCGAGTATCTAACATATATACTAGAAATTTCAGAAGAGCAAATACCAAACATAATAGGTGTATTTAATGATTACTCTGCAAAAATTGCGATGGAGTAACTGCTTTAGCTATGGAGAAAACAATGAGTTAGATTTGAGCAGTAATACTGTTACTCAGCTTGTTGGTACTAACGGGATGGGGAAGTCCTCCATCCCGTTAATTATAGAGGAAGCTCTATATAATAAGAACTCTAAAGGCATTAAAAAAGCAGACATACCAAATCGATACGTTAACCAAGGTTATAATATACATTTAACCTTTACAAAGGATACCAAACAATATGAGGTTCTCATCGACCGAAAGTCCAGTATTAAACTTCGACTCCTCGAAGATGGTGAGGATATATCCTCACATACCGCAACCAATACCTATAAGACATTGCAAGATATTATCGGTATTGATTTCAAAACATTCACCCAACTGGTATATCAAAACACTAGCAGCAGCTTACAATTTCTCACAGCGACCGATACGAATAGGAAAAAATTCTTAATTGATTTGCTGCATTTAGAGCACTATGTAAAGTTATTTGAGTTATTCAAAGAAGAATCTAGAAAGCAGAGTGTCAATCTTGCAAGCGTAGAATCAAAGATAGCAACAATAGAAAAATGGTTGCAAGATAATAAATTGAGTGATACAACCATACTGCCACTGCAAGAAATTTCAATTGACACATCAAAAGACGAAAAAGAATACGCTGAACTTTCATTAGAAATTAAAAATATTTCCGAAAAAAATAAAAAAATTAATCAGAACAATACATACAAAGAAATGCTGAGTAAGATTGATTTACAAAAAGCACAATCTTGCGCTGTAGAACAAAAAATATCTTATGATAAATTACAGTCTGAATTAGGTAATCTTCGCGGGGTCGTAGCGGGGTCAAAAAAACTTTTAGAAAAGCTAGAAAAATTGGGCGATCACTGCCCTACTTGTGAGCAAGAAGTAGATCCTGGATTTAAGCAAAAACTCATTGACGAAGAAAGTAGAAAGATTGCAGAAAACAGAAGGGAAGAATATGAAATTGAAGGAAGAATATCAGAAATTAAACGAGACAATGCCGAGTATGACAATGCCAGAAAAATTGAAAGAGAGTGGCAAGAAATTTATCGAAGTATTGACAGAACTTTGCCAGTGGCCCTCTTGGACAAAGGAGAGCTTGAAAGCCGCTTGGGAAGAATACGAGCTGACTTGGTTCAAGCACAAAAGTCTCTGGAAGAGATCACAAGAAATAATGAAAAGATCACAAGACATAACACAAGAATTCAAGTAATTCAAGAACAAACAGATGAGTTTTTATCTCAGCTTGAAGAACAACAAGCACAGTTTGAAGTTTATAAAGAGACTGCAAACAATTTAGAAGTATTGAAAAAAGCTTTCAGTACGAATGGATTGATTGCATATAAAATTGAAAATCTTGTAAAAGATTTAGAAGAACTTACCAACCATTATTTAGCAGAACTATCAGATGGAAGATTCACCTTGGAATTTGTTGTCAGCAATGATAAACTCAATGTTCAAATTACTGACAACGGTAACATTGTTGATATTTTGGCTTTGTCTAGCGGTGAGCTCGCTCGCGTTAACACTGCTACTCTTATCGCCATACGTAAACTAATGAGTAGTATATCAAAATCTAAAATTAATATACTATTTTTAGATGAAGTTATTGCAGTGCTAGATGATGCAGGTAGAGAAAAATTAGTAGAAGTATTGTTAGAAGAAGATCTCAATACTTATGTTGTTAGTCACGGATGGACGCATCCTTTACTTGAAAAAGTAGAAGTTGTTAAATCAGGAAATATATCGAGGTTAGAATGACAGACGAAGAAGGAATGACACTTACTACAGGATATCTTATGTTGGACAACATGAAAGATTACTTACTCGGTAAGTGTAAATATCACGAAACAAATATTAAAGTTTATTTTCTAAATCCTGTCGGTATCGGAGAACACCCAGATATTCTTGGAGCTATCGAAATGGAACTAGAAAAGCTCGCAGATTACAAGGAAAAATTGGATATACTTCGACAGATAGAGAGGAGCTTGTGGTAGACAGTAGAGC